ATCACCTGGTAAACTTACCGCTCTGTTTGAACTTGTAAAATTAGAATTAGAAAACTTTCTTAAATCATCATAATCTACAGCTCCTGCTATAGCTAATTCAGTATTTCTGATAAACTGATCCAGTAAAGTATCTGATAACACAGAGCTAGACACCTCTGTATAGTTTCTTACTTGTGTTAAAAAATTTGTATATGTTATTGCCATTATGAAATACCTATTGTTACAGGGTTAACTAAAACTGTTGCTTGCCTTTTTCTATTTTGTAAAGAAGGATCTCTGGGTTTCATTGTTTGTAAAGATGTAGTTATACCATTACTAGTCACTTGAGTTTCAAATGTTTCAAAAGCAAAATCACCTGGTAATGATAAATTAGCAACACCAACTACTGTTCCACCAGAATCAGCAATTGTTTGATCGTTGCTTGCTACTGTTGTAGGCTGTTGAAATTTCATCACTCTTGGGTTTCTCAAAGCAATCGCATCTGCTTTAGTGTGGGGTGGATCTAATTGTGGATGTTTGGCTTCAAACTCCGAAATATGCACAAGTGAACCGTTCCATTCTTTAACCATTTCAGTATATGGAAAAGCTTGCCCTGATCTATCAGATATTGCTTTCGATCTTTTTCCTCTAGCGTATGCCATTATCCAACTCCATCTCCAAAATATGTTTGAGGCGAAATGTAAACAGAAGTTCTTTGGCCATCTTCTGTTAAAGCCCTTTGTAATTCATCTTCATAAACTAATCTTAACGTTTGTATTTTATCTGGAGCTTTCTTCATGGCTAAATAATAAGCCAAGCCAGAACACATACAAGGTAAAAATCTATATGCAACGTCTGCCTGATTTGTATAAGCACCGGCATCTTCTATTCTATTAATCGAAAAATATTTTAAATGTGTAAATGTGGAAGCATCTGGAGTTAAGTATAAATTAATTACAGGTACAAATTGTCTATCAACATAATATTGTGAAGGTTGTCCTTGAGCTCCCTTATTAGGTAAAGCAGCAAAAGCAGATCTGTCTATTTTTGTTAATGATACATCTTGTGTGTTAGTTTCCACACCTGCAGTTGTTGATATAAAAGCTTCAAGAACATCACTAACTTTTGTTGGCACTGTGTATTGTGCAGTGCCTTGAGTTAATGCTTGAGTTTGTTGCTCAACTTTAAATAAATGAACACCTCTATTACCCCACTCAGAAAAAAGTAAATTTAAACTTCTTCTAGCTGATCTAAGGTCAAAACCAGAGTTAGTACGTACTCCACATCTTTCATACGCTTCCTCAATAATATCATCGATATTTAAATCGAATGCTGTTGTTCCAGACGTTGCCATAATTCATTACATTAAGTCTTTATAATAATCCATAGATTTACCAGGAACCATTTGTTCATCCTGTAAACCCATTCCTGAAGTTCTTGCAGCGCCATAACCTCTAACAGATTTGCCAGCCATTGCTTTCATGACTTTACCTTTTTTAGCAAAACCCATTTTTCTAGTTACGTCAGGTCTTGCAGCTTTTAACTTTCTAAGACCTTCGCCTTTTGGACCCTCTGGAATTTTTTTCAAATTAGCCATATCTCCTCCACTCATTTTCATCATTTTATTTAGTTTCTTTTCTTCAGATGGACCTATTTGAGAACCTCCCATCATTCTTTTATACTGATTTTTAAGTTGCTGAATTTTTGATTCGCTAACTTGTGAACCAGCTCTATTTTTTACAAACTGTGCAAAAGTTATCATTTTACCTGTATTGTACCCCTGTGCTTTTAATTTTTTAGTTGCTTCTTTCAAACCGCCTCCTTTGTAGTTTAACATTTTTGTTACATCACCAGAGTCTCTCATAGCTTTATCTGGATCTTGTCCCCCTTTAATGTAAGCTTTTCTTGCCATCTCTTGTGGACTCTTACCGGGTTCAAATTTTTTTATACTTGTCACTGCAACAGTAGCTAAACCTATTGGAGTAGCTGCTCTAGCAAATTTTGCTACTCTTAACGCTTTACTTGCTAGTCTTGCCTTAGTAGGAGTTTTTTTAAATTGTGCTATTAGTCTATTTTGCTTTCCTAATCCAGCTTTTGCACTTTTTCCTATTAAGGGTTTTGTAGTTCCTCCGATGTCACCTTTTGAGATTGCTTTAACTCTTTTTGCTGCACCTGTAAATTTTGCTTTTGCTGTAGATAATAATTTTTTAGTTGATTGAATTGGTGATCCTAATGCAGTTAAAATTTTACCTGCACCAACATTAGTTTTTTTAGCAATATCCTTACCAATTTCTGTAGCAGTTTTAGCCTTAGGCATAGTATAAGACTTAAATAATTTTTGTGGTGGACCTATGAATTTTGGATCTGTCATACGTCTATCATACCTCCGTAATATTTCTTAGTAAAGGTCTTAACGTTTGTAGGTTTACCACCGACCCCTTGTGGTTTAGCTCTTTTCCTTGCAACGGCACTCCGCCTCTGGGATTCTGTCATCCTTGCCGCTTTGGCAGCAGGGACGCACTTTGGATACTTCCGTTTTCTGTCCGCTTCCAATTTTGAACGGCCACATTTGGCGTAAGAACCATCTTTTCGTTTGCTCCCAATATCTACCCAATTTTGTTTGAACCATTCTTTTAATCCCCCTTTTTTAAAACTTTTTGAAAAAGTAATTCCTATATTTTTACTCTTACCCTGTTTTGTCCCCTCTAATCCAAAACTAGAGCTTTTACCTTCTTTTGTAATATTTAAACCTAGAATACTATTTATGTTTCTTTTATCAATTTTACTAAAAGGTTTCTCACCAGATACTCCAACGGTTACACCTTTTTTTCTAATGCTAAAATCTACTTTTGGTGAAGTTACAAACTCATCATCATAAATGTTTACTCCACCACCTATATCTGTGCCTTTCAAATAATCTGGTAAAATTTTTTTCTTCTTACTGTTCATACATACCTTTGTAATATTGTTTTAGACTTTTATTTGCATATTTTTTGCCGTCTACTTCTAAATCAATAAAACTACCTGTGTATGCAGGTTTAGGTCCTTTAAAATCTTTTCTTTTTACTCCTGAAGGATCTTTAATTTTACCTGCACAAATTTTACTAGCGTAGGCGTTAGCATATGCTGAGGGATATACCTTGAACTTACGCTTTGCTGCAGCTTTTCCTCTTGGACATAATTTAGTCATTTTGTTCTCCTTCTTTAGTGGCCACTTTGAGAGATGTTTTCTCCTTATTGCGGTCGTACAACTTTTTTGATTTTAACACTTTTGGAGCGTAAGTTCTAGACCTTACGATTTTTGCGAATGGATTCTTTACCTTTTTTTGCAATATTAACCACCTGAGTTTTTCCCATAACTTTAGCACGTTGTTCCATAACAGTTAATATCTGTATTTTTCTTGCAAATGGTTTGTTGACGTTTTTAACTTTTCTTACAGTATCTCTAGCATCTTGTGGTGTGGCAAATTTTATTTTAACTGTGTCTTTCGGGTTTTCGTCTGTGTAAAGACGACGGTCTGATCCTTTTGGTTTTTTTCCTGTGCCCTTTTTAGGATCTGCCACGTTTCATTTCCTTAATATGTTTTTTAATTATATTAGACTGTTTTTTATGTAACTTAGAAGCTTTGTTTAAGGCCTTAGCTACTTTTTTTAGTTTTTTTACCATTGATTACTCCCTTCAATGTCCTTGCCTGACCAGCATGTAATTTAGATGCTTTTTTTAAACCTTTTATAACAGTCTTAATTTTTTTTGTTTTTCCGTTTTTCATTCCACCTCCTGAGTATGTTCTTACTTTTTTCTTTTCGTCTCTAGCCCCTCTTAATTGACCTTCGACTTGTTTTGTCATTTGTGATCTTCCTATAGGCATATTATGCTAACCATGGTTTATAAACAGTCTTACCATCTTCTCTCATGGCACGCAACCATTGTTGTCTATTTTTGTTTCTAGAATAACTACAATGTATCCAGCCTGACGATGGTTCGCCATCTTTATAAAATTCTAATATGCCCTGGTCTACTTCTAAATTATCTCTAATCCATCGAGCTAGCTCTCTATTATCTACACCAGGTATTTCAAAATCTGCTGCTGCCGCTTCATCATCAGCTACATGTTGGCTATTAACGCTGCTACCAATTTCAACGCAGAGTTGAGCGCAACGGAAGCCTGATGAAATAATTAAAGGTTTGTCAAAATGAGAACGTATTGGTTGTAATACATTTACTGCTAAGGCTTTTAAATTTTCTATTTGTTCAGGTCTAGGATTATTATCTATTCCTTTTCGTTCTGCAACTTGGCTTTTAGTTAATTCGTCTAAAGTTATGTTAGCAGTTAATTTCATATTTTATTTACATTGTTTATTGAGGTGTTAAACGCGATTATTGTTTTACTTAATTTTTTAATCGCAGGCGACCGGTGTCTCAAATAACCCGGAAATGTTAAAAGATCTCCTTCATTAATTTTAAGTTTAATTAATTTAGAATTGATGTCAAGTATCTCGGTATGTGTTTTTTTGTTAGGTAAATTAAGGAAATAAACATTAGAGAAGTTACAACCAGCATGAACATGCCAATCAAAACCACTGTATTTATCATATTGATGAAACCAAAAGTTATGCATCTCCCATTCTTTACAATGATATTTTTTAGCAAAGTTATCCATATAAGGAAGAATTAATTTTAAAAAAGTATTTTGATAAGTTCTTTTTGTTGTTGAAGGTAAGTGCCAATCTGTTTTACTTACGGTGCTAAGCTTTTCTTCAGGCATAGCAGCAATCTGTTTCATTAATTTAGCTTTTACTTTTTTGTGTTCTTTTATAGAAACTATTTCTATCAAGTATACCTACTAATTAAAATTTTATTTTTTCTCTTTTATTTTATAAAACATTTTGTCCGTATCTTCTGTAATCCAATCTTTATTTTCGACTGTCCAATAAGTGTTTTGCACTTTATAGTCTGGCCAAGATCTATCAGTAGTATAGTTAGAAACGCTCCAAAGGATACGATTATTAGGCTGAGCAGCATAATTACCGTTATCAAGTTCCAGTATATGTGCACACTTATGTTCTTGAGGTATTTCAGAATGTTCAGTATCAATTTCATTTACTTCAGGTGTCGCCCAATCTATTGTAAATAAATATTCTCCATTATAAAATTTTTTATCCTTACCTAAAAATTTACCACGCATGCCACCAAGAAAATCAAATTCAGTGACACTAGGATAATAGCTAAAACAGTTCCACAATTCCAGCTCGTCAACTGACATATCCGGCACTTGGGTTCTATGAAACGATTTTTGGAAAAACGCTGAGATAGGCAGGCGCCAATAGCACGCACCGTTTGGTAAGAGGCAATGAAATAAGAGGGATTTTCCCGTAATACTCGCCATACCAAAGATAACGCAATCCAAACTTTCTTTTTTATATTTATCATCCAAATCATATAAATACTCTTTCTTAACTTTAGCATAAATTGTTGGTATGTTAACATTAAGGTAAGCCATTATTCAGATATTCCCATAATCCATAATATTACAAATATATAACAGATTAATTCCATTATGGTAATATTTTAACAATCTTTTTTCGGTCCATGTATATCTCTGTCTGAGCCTTTACTTTCTTACAAGTAAATACAACTCTTTCTGGGTTGACCTCGTTCTGC